CTCTGTAGCGTCACCTCTGTAGCGTCACCTCTGTAGCGTCAGTTTGACAGAATTTTCAGTTTTCAGTAGCCTTCCCCCAAACGGGGGAATTTATGCCAACAGGTGAGCAATTAATCCAAGATTTACTCCATCCCCACATCGCGGCCCGGGAATCTCTGGGCCTAACCCCACTGTACTGGGCTAGGCAGCTCAAAGCAGAATCGAAAGCCAAAGTCTCAAAGACCCTGAAGGTGAAAGGCGCAATCTCCAACAGCGCACTGCCGCGGGGAGTGAAGGTGATGGCTGTCACGGGTGTTATCGTCAGCATGGCTGACGGGGCTCGCGACTATTCGGACGGGGAATCGGTGGTCACTTGGGATGAGGTGGACTGGGGAACAAGGCAGCGAGCCCGGATGGATGCTCAGAAGTTGGACAATGCGTATCCCACTGAAAAACTTGAGTTATCAGGGAATCTCAATCTTTACGATAAATTAAAAGAGGCTCGTGAGCGTGCATCAAGGGAACGCACAAAGGATTGACCCAGAGTTAGAGTTAATCGAGGACATTGCTGGATTCTCCAAGAATCCACTCGGGTATGTTCTGTATGCCTTCCCTTGGGGGAGTGGTGAGCTAAAAAATCACCAAGGCCCCGACAGCTGGCAAATTGATGTTTTGAACGACATAGGCGCCGGGTTAATTTCTCTACAACAGGCGATCCAGATCGCGACCGCCTCGGGACACGATATCGGCAAGTCAGCGTTGGTAGCCTGGTTAATACTGTGGGCGATGAGTACCAGGGAGGATACCCGTGGCGTAGTAACAGCAAATACCGAATCCCAGCTACGGACAAAGACATGGCCAGAACTCGCAAAATGGCACCGCTTAGCCATTAATCGCCATTGGTTCACGGTGACAGCCACAGCGATATTTTCTGTCGCCAAGGATCACGAAAAGACCTGGCGCACAGATGCAGTCCCTTGGTCGGAAACAAACACTGAGGCGTTTGCCGGGCTGCACAACGAGGGGAAGCGGGTACTATTACTGTTCGATGAGGCGTCATCCATTCCCGATGTTATCTGGGAGGTGGCTGAGGGCGCCATGCTGGACAGCGAAACTGAAATCATTTGGGGGGCCTTCGGTAATCCCACGCGGAACACTGGTCGATTTAAGGAATGTTTTGGCCGATTCCGTCATCGTTGGATTACCCGGCAGATAGATTCCCGTTCCTGCATGATAGCCAATAAAGCTAAAATCCAGGAATGGATTGACGACTATGGTGTTGATAGCGATTTTGTCAAGGTTCGTGTTCGCGGGATGTTCCCCTCCCTGTCGGTAAAACAGTTCATTTCTCTGGAGGACGTGGATAAGGCTTTTGGAAAATCGATCAGGCCGGAACAGTATATGTTCGCGCCGAAGATTCTGACCTGTGATCCCGCCTGGGAAGGCGACGACGAATTAGTTATCGGCCTCCGGCAAGGGCTCGTTTTCAAGATCCTCCGCACAATAGCCAAAAACGACAATGACATCACCATCGCAACGCTCCTTGCGAACCTGGAGGACGAACAGGGGGCGGACGCTGTTTTTATTGATGCCGGCTATGGAACGGGGATTGTTAGCGCTGGGAAGGTTTTGAAGCGTAACCACTGGCGGCTCGTCTGGTTTGCAGAAAAATCGACCGATAATGGGTGTATCAACAAACGCGCCGAAATGTGGAAGCTGATGCGCGACTGGCTGAAGGAAGGTGGGGCAATCCCGGAGGATAACGTCCTTCATGATGACCTAATCGGGCCTGAGACGGTTCCGCGTTTGGATGGTAAAATTCAAATCGAATCAAAGAAGGACATGAAGAAGCGGAGAGTTCCCTCACCAAACCGGGCCGATGCACTGGCATTGTCCTTTGCCTATCCGGTGGACAAAAAGGCCGGAACGCGTGGTCAGCAGAAGAACATCACTGAAGCTGCAGAATGGAGCCCGTTCGATGCTTAGACACATGACAGAAGCCGATATCCCCGCCGTGGTCGATCTCCTGCGCGAGATGCATAGCGAGAGCCCGAATTACCGGGAGCTGTTGTATTCTCCTCGCCGGGTCGCTGAGACCTGCCGGGACGCAATGGCAAATGGCTATGCAGTGGTCTACGTCGTCGACGGCGAGATTGTCGGTGTGATGGGCGGGTCGCTGCTCTACGGCGCGTTCCACCCGCTCGTCGCCGAATTCGAGATGTCCGGCGCGATGGGCGTAGTCCGCTTGC